TTCTTCTCTTTTTAAGCCTGAAAAGTCATCTTGTCGTATTGACCCATCTGACATTATACCGCTTTGCAGCTGATTAATCATATTAGACATATTATTAGAAGTTCTACGCTGTGAACCTATAGGCTTTGCAAAAGCATTTGCTAATGCACTTAATAAACCACCGCCTTGAAATGTAGAACCAGAACGACCCGCGCCGCCACCGTCAAACATATCTATTAAGCTAGTGTAAGCCATTTATTTTTTTTTACCTTTTCTTTTTTTACCGTAGGGCATTATTTTTTCCTTTTCTTTTTCATAGCTCGTAAATTGTCAACCATATTAGGGTAGGGTCGCCCCGCTTTAGCAGCTGTACGTTTTGCTTTTGCTTTCTGGGACGCAGTCATTTTTTTGCGTTTACTTTTGGGGGTGGGGTTCTTAGTTTCCCAGACTTTTTTCTTGGACTTTTTCACGGCGACCCTCCTATATAAAATCTCTATACCACATAATTTTAAATTACGCTATACCCTTCAAGTTTCTCTTTATAGGTTCTCCCCATTCTTTTATCGGCCTATAACCTACTGCCAAATATCTAAAACTATCTGCACCGTGAGATGTCCAATCATGCAACGGTCTGCCTCTCCAAGACTTTAATTTTTCGTCAAACTCTCTACGATATTGCAATAATGCTTCAATGCCTCTTTCACACTTTTCTGCATCAAACCAACATCTATTAAGCATTGACCTTGTTGCTTGTATTCCGTCATCAACACTTAATCTTGGAGCTATTTCAATATTATAAATGCCTAAGTTTTCTAGTGTTTCTAATCTGCTTTTACCTGTGCCTAATTCTTTAACTCTTACATCATGCGGTAAAATATGTGCTTCATAATTATATGCTTTTTCATTTAATACTTTTGCATAGTGGTCTAAGCCGACACCGCTATTTTCATAATAATCTATTAAATGAATTTCTTGCCCTATAAATTGAGCAAACCACAAAGCTGTACTGTCACCTATTCCTAAGTCATAACTTACAATTACACTAGCAGAAGGATCATAAGGAACGGATGTAATTCTGTTTTCATTTTTTGCTGTTTTCATTTCTTGTGCATAATAAGCACCTTGTATTGCAGCCTCAAAACTACACAAAAACTCTTGAGCGTAACGATCTTCGCCCATTGTATTTCTAGCTTCTTCTAATTCTTTTGGATCTAATATATCTGTTTCATCAGCTTTATAGATTGCACAAAACCAATTTTTATTTGTTTTAGCATTATTAAATATTTCCCAAAATTCATTTTTTCCTTTTGGTGTGCCTATGAATGTTGCTTTACCTTGTCTGTCTGCTAGTGACGGTCTTATAACTGTCGGCCACGCATTAGCAGGAAAATCTGCAGGTTCATCTAGAACAACACTGTCAAAATATAAACCTCGCATAGCATCATAATTATCTGCACCAAATAATCTGAACCTTGCACCGTTTGGAAAATCTGCTCTTAATTCAGCAACATTGTATCTAACGCCTTCTATATCTTTTGTATATTCTAGAAGATAATCCCACGCTATCGCTTTTGCTTGCCGATAGTATGGAGCAATGTAAGCAACTCTTACATTTTTTCTTTCTGTTGTTAATGCTGTTTTTATTAAATCGTTTATAGCTGCAACTGTTTTGCCAAATCTACGGTGAGCAACAATAACAGCAAATCTTTCTTTTCTTTTATGAAAGCTTTTAACTAATTGTCTTGGTCTATAATTAATCGTCCTCGTCGTCATCATCTAACCATTTATAAGCAACGACGTGTTCACCAGTATCTCCCGCACCTTCAATGCGCTGTGTTTCTTTCCATCCCGCTCTTGTTTTTAAATAGAATATCTGTGCGCCCAAGTCTCCCGATCTAGCTTTTTGTATTAAATTTTGTGCAACAAAACCGACAGCTTTTGCTTGTCCCTTTTTATATAGTGCAGAAACCTCTTCATCCCTGTCTAAAATATCAAAGAAAACACGCCTACTTATGCCAAAATAATCAGCTATTTGTTCTGTTGTTAATACAGCTGCAAGTGTTTCTATTTCTTGTTTTTGTTCAGGATTTAATTCAATCCTTGGTCTGCCGCCTTTGTTTTTAGTCATAGGCTGCCTCTTGTATTGGAGCGTGTAGGTCGGTGCTGCCCCGCCGCTGTGCCAGTTGGGAACTAGCCATCGCCTTCTTTACACGCTTTGGATAAGGTTCTGATAAATGTTTTATCTGTTCATACATTTCTTTAGTTAAAGGCATTAAATATCTGTGTTTGCCTTTAGTATAATATTTTGTTGCTTTTGGATCTAAATGCTTTCTAATTTCATCTAATGTTTGTCTAACACCTTTGCTATGAATAGTTTTGCTATGAACTTGCTTGCCATTAACTATCCAAGAACCAGAAGACCCTGCGTTTCTTAACCCTGTGTATATCCAGTTAGTAGCCTGATAAATACCGCCATGATGATCTTGGTCTGCATCTGCATAACTAACTATTAATTTTAAACTCGGTGATTTTTTTTGCAGAAACTTTATTGCTATAGACATTATTCTGCTAACAGGAGTTTTATGTTCTTTCAGTGCTATTCTTACAAGTTCACACCCTTCTGTCATTTCTAACTTAAACGGCTTCAGCATATTATTATTGGCACCTCTACCGAACAAAACAACTCCTATAAATTTGTCATCTTCCCACACACCTATTTTTATAAGCTTTCCTACTGGCATAGATCGAGTATAGTGCCAGTTTTCACAAGCATATTTTGCAGCGTCATAGGCTGCCCAATCAAGATGAAGTTTAGATTTTTCTTTCATCAAACTTTTCACCGCAATGAGGACAGTTAATCCATTTTGGATCTAATTCATCTAATTGTCCTTGATCGTCTTCTGTTCCCGCACCAAAGTCTGGTTCAAAAAATAAATTACTTAATTCATCTACAGAAAACCCTG